TTGTTGGTAAAGATACTACCGGCAAGTTCCATAACTGCTTCACTGGCAAAGTTTTCACTTGCAATAAGTTCAACTGTTGAGTTTTGTCGAATACCTTCATTCAACAAAATATTTTTAATTCTACTATCCATTACCAAATTCCTAAGTTACGTCCATTACCAACAATAATGAACATACAGGTTACAACGTGTAACACAATCCAAAAGGTACGAAAAGCCAGAGCCTTCTTTACATCACTTTGAGTGATAGGATGAAACTCTGGCTTATCGTCGTCTGTAAAGCCAATTGGCATGCCAACAGTGCGAGCCCATGTTTTAAGCCAACGCCGTTGACCGCTCATTACATTCCGTTCTTTTTCTCTTGGATTTCAGCACGTCGACCTTTGGACAACTTACCTAGATCACCGAGTGCAGAACGAGCACGAGCTGCTGCTGCTTTTACACCTTTTTCTTCAAAGGTTGCATGTTCAATTAGATATTGATTGTATGCTTGTACAATTTGTTCATGTTGTGATAGTTCTTCAGTCATTATTTTTCTCCTGTAATGATATTATATATTTCTTTCCAGTTAACTACCTTAGTAATCCCGGATCGAAGTGTTTCGTTCATGTTAAATCCATGTTCGATTAAGATTGGTTTTAGACCTAAGTCTAAGCCGCACTCTGCATTTTCTAGTTTGTCTTCGATCCAGTACAATCCTGAATCTTTGTAAGGCGCTAGTGCTTCATCTTTGGCTGCGCCTGTGTCTAGACAAACTAGTTCTTCGAAAGCTGTTTTTCCAAACAGTTTTTCCAAATTCATTTGACGTAGCTTTTTGGCATTAGTGTCTGTACTCATACTTGTAATACATCGGAACACATAACCGTGCTCTTCGTGCAGTCGTTTAACATAAAACATTGCATCACGTAGTGCAGGGAGAAATCCCATTGCAGCACTTTCGTTAAACACCTTTACGTTCTTCATTGCTTCATTGCGAGAGATACCAAAGCGTTTAGCAATGTCATATTCCCAATTGCCGTTTTCAATCTGTGTGTATCCACGCTGTTCTAAATAACAGCAGAATGCATACTCCCAGTTTAAAAGAACGCCATCGGCGTCTGTAAGTATTACCTTATTATTGTATTTCATCTATTTGCCTTTTCTTTTTGCCTTATTACTTGTATAGTATACTGTCAGAAAGAGCAATTGTCAACCGTTATATTGGGTAGCCGTATTTCTGCAATATAGGTTTGTATTGTTCGTATTGACTTGCTGCACTACTTGCAGGTCCCCATTGTCGTTTAGGTCCTATATCTACGTGCATAAATCCGTTGTAACATCCAATACCAGTAAAGCCTGCTTGTATTGCTTTTTCAATAAATGCAATACGTCCAGTTAAATCAGCAGCAGGCCATTGAAGGTCAAGTGCCTTCTTTTGAACATGCATGCTATTCTTTGCACCGCCGATACTTTTGTTATATTCGGGTGTCCTGTAACCACTATTTGCTACTAAGGGTTTACCTACTGCTTTAGCAAGTGCTACACCTTTATTGAAAGTTTCGGCAAGAACTCCTGAATTAACATGAGCTTGAAATATTATCCATTCGCTGTCTAGGCGATTAGGATCAAACGGTGTGTCTCCTGCTGCATCTGATCCCGGAGCAGGTAACGCATCTGTCGAGCCGTCAATTGGATTAATACCACCAGGGGATCCGCCGCCGAACTGTTCTAATGCTTCGTTTAAATCTGGGTCTCGCCCAGCGGCTAATTCCGCAGATCGTGCTTCAATTATTGAACGAGCAGTTGCTTCATCTATACCTACAACATCCTCGTATCCTAGGGCTGCTGCAATTCCGCTACCTAATGTTGGTCCGCCATTTGCAAACACATTATCACTACCAGTAGCAGAAATATCTCCGTTACTATCTTGATCACCTACTCTATGTACTTTTGGCATTTATATTTCCTTATCTTGGACCTGTCGCAGGGGGCGGTGTACTTCCTGATGCTGCATCGGCTATTTGCTGAGCTAGTGTCTTAGCAATAATTTCACCAGTTACTGGATTAATTAAATCAGCATCTTTGTTTGGTATTTGCAATGCTGTTTGTCCTTCCGGGCGCGGCGCTGGCCAACGTTTTTTAGTTGCTGTTGGGTTAACTGCCTCAGGTGTTGGTGGTGAGCCTGGTGTAGGTGCATTACCTGCTAATGCATGATATCCAATTTGTGCGCCGAGCGCATACTGTATAACTTGTGGAATAGACCCATAAACGCCACCGTCAACACCTGCTGTAGCATCTGCTTCCCAATAATAGATACCAGCAACTCTGATTAATACTTTTGTACTTGCAGGATCTTGTCCTAGTGCAGTAAGTATTGAACTTCTATCTGCAGACGGATCTGAATTAGCATCGTCGCCTGTTGCTGTTGTAGTTGCGCCTACGCCATTAATTTCGTTGCCACTTGCAATAGTTTGACGAATTTGTTCTGCATTGCCGGCACCTTGATCACTCATACTAAGTGCAAGAATAGCTTTCTGAAAGTCATTCATTACAGCATTAGTAGTTACGCCTAAATTTGGATCTTCAACACGTCTACGTAATAATCTAACATCATCACGGATTCCGGTTAATGCTACAATTATTCTGTTAAGCTCGGCGGTATAGTCTACATGATTAAAATCAGCCATTATGTATTAGCCCTCGGTGCCATAAGATCTTTCATATAGGTTGGTGCAAGTGCATAATTTGCAGAGCTGCCGCCCCATGTTCGATTTGATGTGATGCCAGTAATTTTTCCAGCTTGCTGTCCTAACCATGAAATATCAACGTGTATACCAGTGTCGCCCATATAGCCGTTACCTTGGCCTACTGAAGTTGCTCCTGCGTCTTTGCATTCTCTCATAAACAAGATCATTATGGCAAGATCGGCTGCACTATTACTGCTGAGTTTACGACCGTTGAAGTCTGGAACATACAATGCAACGTCAGAAGCATAACCTTTGTCATGTCTATTAGATCCAGTTCTATTAACGCCGTCAACTCCGCCTTCGCTTTTAGGAACTTGTCCACCACTATTAATAAGTACATCTACTTTTGCTGCAACTGCTGCGGTTTGTAGAATATCCATTAACTTTTGCTGAATTGGTAAATCACGTTTCGCGCCTTGATTGTTGTACTTAACGTTACCGGTAGCAGTACCAGGCGATTCAACTAGATCATTTAATTCTGCATTATTAGTTGCAATTACTACACCTGTTGAGGTAGTAATTGTTGATGCTGAAGTTCCGCCGTAGCCAGGTGCTTGAGGTGCGCCGCCGCCGATAAATCCCTTGCCGCCTCGCATGGCTTGATAGTTTGTTGCACTAGTATTTCCAAAGTCAGTTGGTGATGCAAGCTCTGCATTAACAACTGCAAGACCTTCTGGTCCTAAATTAGCAATCAATGCTGCTTGTGCAGCAATATTGGCAGGGTTGTTAGAAATGCTGTCTGCTTTTCTAACATGCATACCTTTTGATTGATCATCGGCCCTATCAGTAACAATACGCAAGTCTGCTTGTATGTCTTCAAACAAACTGGCAATTTCAGCAAAGGCAGCTTTATACCCAACGTCATAATGAACGTGGGTATCGCCAGTTAGGTCCTCTGGAGCCGTTTCTGTAGTCGATGTTGAAGCTACTGTATTTGCCATTTAATTATTATACCAACTGTATACCGCTAGTCTGAGCAACATATTGTTTACCAATTTCTGCTTCAGTCTTTGCAACACAACTTACTGAGTTTGCTTGTAATACAAACTTACCATCTGGAGATACTGAAAACATGAAAGGTGCTAGTCCTAGTCCTTGTTGATTTGCAATAAGAACCATAGGTTTGCGCACTGTATAAGTTTTGCTATCTTCTGCTTCAAGGCGTGCAACAATTTCTTCGCCTGAGCTTAATTTAAATGAGACGTTATCGCCTACTTTATATGGTAGTTCAATTAACATTATAGTGTGTGTCCTGTTCCGTTGTAACCAGTTTCGTCGATATATTTTACTAGATCTTCGTGTCCGCCGATTATTTTGCCATTTATTTTAATTTGCGGAAATGTCTTTGCAGCTGGAAACTGTTCAAACAATTCTTCTCGAGTAAAATCTTTATCTAACTGATAATAGATATATGAGATTTGTCTAATCTCACATAATGCCTTTGCTTTATCACAAAATGGACAAGCTGGCTTACCATAAATTTTTATCATAAACTAAACCCTTTTAAACTCTCAGTACTTACGTCTTGCTTAATACCACCAATGATATAGGACTCTACTTCTGTTTCTTGTGGTGCTACTTGCAAGCCCGAACTTGACAACCAATGCTGTGTCCACGGTAGTGGATTAGTATTAATTGGTTGATTAAAGATTGCTTGTAAGTTAAGTGCTTTCAGTCTACGATTAGCAATGTATTCAACATATTGATTAAGCAATGTAACATTCAATCCGATCATCGATCCGTCTTTAAACAAGTAAGCAGCCCAATCCTTTTCTTCTAGAACACATTCACGCCATAGCTCATATACTTCTTCTTCGCACTCTTTAGCAATACTAGCCATCTCTGGATCGTCTTTGCCTTGAGCCCAAAGTTTCAATACATGTGTGCTCAGTGCAAGATGCTGTGCTTCATCACGAGCAATAAGACTAATAATCTTAGCACTTCCTTCCATTAGCTTTAGTTCTCCAAAGCCAAATGTGCATGCAAAACTAACATAGAAACGCAAGCCTTCTAGAATATTAACAGTCATCATTGCCATATACAACTTGCGCTTGACATCACGCAAACTGCCCTCACCACGGTGATTATAAGCGTCTGCTGCTGTTGTAAAGGCATCATAGTGTTTGGTTACACTAGTTGCACGGGCAATAATCTTCTCGTCATCTAGAATAGTATCAAACACTTCTGACGGGTCAGCATACACGTTCTTCATAATGTGTGTATAACTACGTGAGTGGATTGTTTCAAAGAAGTCCCAAGTAACAATACATCCTTCTAGTTCAGGAAGTGATACATGCGGCAAAAATGCTAGACATGGACCACGTCCTTGGACACTGTCAAGCAGTGTTTGATATTTTAAATTGCTAGTAAAGATATGCTTCTGCTCTGGACGGAAGTTAGCAAAGTCTGCACGATCTTTCTGCAAACTAACTTCTTCAGGGCGCCAAAAGTAACCAAGCATTGTTTGATTTAGTTTGTCAAACACTGGGAAACGAAACGTATCGTAACGCTGCGTGTTCATGTCTTCCCCAAAAAACATATTCTGTTTAGTGAAATCAACTTTTGTTTGATTAAAAATTGTCTTTGCCATCTGTCTTATAATCCTATATCTATGTGTGTATACGCATATTAACAGTATATATTAATATGCGTAGGTTGTCAATCTTTAAATTGCGCAGGCTTCGCAAGCTTCATCATCATCAATTACTACGCTTTGTAGTAATGCCGCTTGTGGCATATCGTCTTCTAATTCACTTGGATCAGTTTTGTAATCATAAGTGTTTTGATAGTAACTAGTCTTCCAACCTAACTTGTAAGTTGTTAGTAAGTCCTGCATCATTTGACTCATAGGTACTTCGTTGTTCTCGTAGTGAGTAGGGTTGTAACTCCAGTTACCACTAATAGCTTGATCAAAGAACTTTTGCATAACAGCAACAACATTAATATATCCTGTGTTGTTAGGCATTTCCCATAACAATGTGTAGTGGTTCTTTAGAGTTTGATACTGTGGAACAATCTGCTTAAGAGGCCCTTTCTTTGACTTCTTAACGGACAAGTAACCTCTAGGTGGCTCGATACCATTTGTTGCGTTCGACACAACGGAACTGCTCTCTGAAGGCATCTGTGCGGACAATGTTGAGTGCCGTAGCCCGTACTGTAAGATGTCAGCTCGTAAACTATCCCAATCATAATTTAACTTGTTCTCCACAATTGTATCTACTTCCTTTTTGTATGTGTCAATAGGAAGGATGCCGTCTGCGTATTTAGTACGATTAAAGTACTCACATGCGCCGCGTTCTTGTGCAAGTTTGTTTGATGCTTTTAGCAAGTAGTATTGGAACGCTTCTGTTAAGTCGTGTACAAGTTTCCATGCTGCTGGGTCTGCATAGCTAGCTTTGTTCTTAGCAAGGTAGTGTGCCAGTCCAACATAACCAATGCCTAAGCTACGACGAGCTTTAGTTGACTTCTCTGCTGCTAGAATAGGATAGCGTTGGTAATCGATAATTTCCTCTAGCGCTCGTACTGCTAGTTCGCATAGTTCTTCTAGCTCATCTAAGCTCTTAATAATACCTACGTTAATAGCACTAAGGATACACAATGCAATTTCACCTTCTGGGTCGTCGATATGGATCAACGGTTTAGTAGGTAATGTAATTTCTTGGCACAAGTTACTCATGTAAACTGTGTCTTTAAAACTACTGTGTGTATTACAGTGATCCACATTCATGATATAGATACGTCCTGTCTCAGCACGTTCTTTAATCAGCGCACTAAACAGTTCCATTGCAGGAACACGTTTCTTCTTAATACTGGTTTTACGCTCATACATTTCGTATAGCTCTTGGAATTTTAAACTGTCACCGAAGTATGCTTCGTACAATCCAGGAACATCATGTGGCGAGAAAAGAGTAATATCGCCACCACTAAGTAGTCTTTCGTACATAGTTTTGTTTAATTGAATTGAGTAGTCTAACTTGCGTACACGGTTGTCCTCTGTGCCTTTGTTGTTCTTTAGTACAAGAATGTCTTCGATTTCTTGATGCCAGAACGGAAAGTGTGTAGTAGCCGAGCCGCCGCGTACACCGTTTTGTGTACAGCAACGTACAGTCGATTCAAACTTCTTTAGAAACGGGACAATACCAGTGTGTGCTACTTCGCCGCCTCTAATGCGTGAGTTTACTCCGCGGATTCGTCCTGCGTTGATGCCGATGCCTGCTCTTTGCGCAGTATAGCGTCCAATAGCCATATCGCTGGCAAAGATGCTATCAAGGGTATCGTCGCTGTCAACAAGCACACAGCTTGCAAATTGACGGACAGGTGTTCTGACTCCTGCCATGACCGGTGTTGGGATATTAACTTTAAAAAGTGAGGTCGCATCGTAATATCTCCTTACATACTGCATACGTGTTTCTTTAGGATAATTTGCAAATAGCGTTGCTGCAATCATCATATACATAAACTGGGGAGTTTCAAATATTTCTTCTGAACTGCGATCTTGAACAAGATACTTATCAACTACTTGGCGCAGTCCTGCGTAGGTAAAGTTTTCATCACGCTTGTGATTAATATAAGCATTGAGTCGTTCAATTTCTTCACTAGTATATTTTTCTAAAATTTCTGCATCGTAAATGCCGCGAGCAATGTTTGCTTTAATGATGTCTTCAAATGCAATTGCATCGTAATTGCCAAATACTTGTTTGTATAATCCATAGCTTAGTAAACGTGCTGCTGCAAATTGATAATTTGGCGAGTCTAAACTAATAAGATCATTTGCACTTCTTACTAATATTTCTTGAATCTCTTGCGTTGTCATGCCATCATAAAACTGTAAATTAGCATTCATTTCAATTTGACTACTACTTACTCCTGCTAACCCCTTACATGCTTCTTCTACTACAAAATGTATTTTATCGATATTAAGGTGTTCTTTTGTACCGTCACGTTTGACGATCATTGTTCCATTTGACATTCGTGTTCCTCTGTTGCTTATTCAATATTTAGTTTAGGGGTGGCATCATATACTTGGTTTGCGAAAGTAAATTATTTGATATTTGATTCTTATGCACATATGTATTTTCTTCAAATCCTATAACTCTATCACCTACAAACAACAAATATAGTGTATCGTTGTTTTCGCCTAGTGTAATATGTATCTCAAAATCATGATGGGATAAACAGTCTGTTAACTGCAAGGTGTAACAAATTGCAAGAATCTTTACGAAGGGGCAGTAAATATTTTCTTGCAATAATTCCCAAGGAGTTGGCCAGGTTTCTTGACTATAAGGATCGGCATTTAGTAAATCTACAGACTTCTTTTGATTGTAATAATCAATTGTATCTTGAATTGGGTCTTTTGATATTTCTAAACTGATTCGAAAGTCGTGCCAGATTTTTAGATGTTCTTCAAAATTCTTAATTGTCATTATCTATTATGATTTGGATGTCACCGTGTAAACGAACGTAGCAGTATCACTACTAGTTGAGTTTAACACCATAATGGCTATTGTGTCAACCATTGTATCGCCATTTTCATCATAATTTTGTGCTATAAATTTTAAATTTCTTTCAAAACTAGTATCGCCAGTGTATTCATACTCATCTGACAAATTATAAGTATTATTTTCAGGATCAACTACTAATAATAGCTTGCCTGAACGACATGCATTAACTGCATTGCTTTTATACATATAATTTATTTCATATCCAGATCTAGTTTCTGCTGGTAATTTGAGAAACTTGGAATATTCACTATAGGATGTTAAATTTAATGTTTGTGGATAATTGTAATCTACAATTCCTAAACCTGATACTTCGGGTGAAAAAGGAATATTTAAAAAATATGTAGGGTTAGTACCTAATTCGCTAGATCTTTCAAACCAATCATTGCTACTTAGATTACCAACAATATCATATTGTATTACTGGATGTTGAACAATAGCAGATAGAGGTGTGCCGCCTTCGTAACCAGTCGAATAAAACCTATTATCCTGACTTTGGTTTCCTTTGCCTGCCCACACTCTAATTGCATTTCTACCAATAGTATCAAATATTGAGTTAGAAATAGTATTATTTAACGGGCCAGTTAACATTCCACTACTACCAAGTACAGTGTTTTCACCAAATGCTATACCTTGATTTAAGTTACTAAACTTACAATCTTTCCAAATATTATTATAGATATCTTTGTCAGATACAATTGCACTAGAATATTTAGAAATTACAATATTACTAAATTGATTTGAGTGACTTGTAACTGCTGTACTTAATCCATTTAGTTCTATACCTGTATTAAGTGTTGCACTATCATCACCTATAGTCCAACTTCCTTCTAATCGTATATCTTTAAAAATACTATCTTTACAACTCTGTAACAGAATACCTTGTTTTGATTGTTGTGTTTGTATTGTTAAACCAGAAAACTCAATATTTCTTGCTTGTATTTCAGTAGTACTAATACTATCACTAGCATAGCTACCTACTGTACTTGCGCCGTTAACTGTTTGAAACGCTGGAAGATTTGCAGTCATAATAATAACAGTTTTATCAATGCCAGCGCCGCGGATAGTAGCAAACGGCGGCAGGTAAATTGTTGAGTTAATTGTATAAATGCCTGGTTCTAATATTAGAACTACACGACTTTGCTCAGTTAAGTTGGCTGGATTTAGATATAATTGATCAATTGCACGTTGCAATGCCGCTGTTTGATTGCTGCCATCGCCTGCGGCTCCAAAAGAACGAACACTTACTACATCATCTAGTCTTGCTTGAAGTGTACGAACTACTGGATTATTTGCATTTATTCCTGAAGTAATATATGATTGATCACCTCTATAGGTATAACTATCAGCATACGCAAATAGATCATCGTGCTCACTTAATATTTTAGTGTTACCTACATACGGAGCGCCTTCAGCTACTGATCCGTTGCCTATCCATAATTCTTGCTCGTCAACTGCCCAGCCTAATTCGCCACTTGCTAACTGTGGTAACCCTGAGCCTTGATTTTTACGACCTCTACGGATCTGTATTCTTGAAATTGATACAACTGCCACGTAATTCTCCTAAACGGTATATTACACATATTTATCGTTTAGGAGAGCTGCAACCAAGCTTAGTTATTTTGTTCGTAGTATGTATATACCCTATTGTACCATTCGTTACGCCATTCATCGTATTCATGTGGCCACACATCAAACTGCTGATATGTTTCGCCGCCTAGTTCCATACCGTCATCGCCGCGACTGCACATAAAGATGTGGCCTTCACGTATATCTGTGCCGTAGATTGCGTTGTGTGCTTCTGCATACGCTACTAGCTGTAGGAAGTAATTCTGTACATACTCTAGTTTCTTAGGCTTGTTGGTCTGTTTAAAATCCATGATGCAAGGTTGGCCTTTGTACTGTCCAACTAAGTCAGTAGTACCTGCATACATCTGCGGAACATAAAGAGCAACTTCGCTGCCCCAGATCTCGTCAACATCGACCATTGCTTGATTGCGGATTTCTTCTGCCATTCGATGTGCTTTGATTGCAAAAGGATTGCTGCCCGGAGTAGGCCATTCGCCAAACTCAATGTAGTCTTCAAGATACTTGTGCATCCTTGTACCTACACCAGCAGCTTCGGTAACAATCTCTTGTGCTTTAGTTTCTCCTACACGTCTGCGCCATGCAATGAGTCCTGTCTTGTCGCTAGTAGCATCAAGAATAGTAGTAACGCTTGCAACAGCATTACCATCAGGTGTCATGTACTTGCGTTTGCCGCCAACTTCTTTACGGGATATTGGCTGGTAATCGTATTTTTTAGTTATTAGACTCATCTCGGTCCTCCTGAATTGGGATTATATTTTCATTTTCCCATGCTTCTTGTCCAAATGGGTCATTGTTCATAAAATATGGACTAACTTGTGAAAGCGGATCATCAAATCCTTGTACGCTTTTTACTTCGGGTACTAAATGTAACATCATATTTTCGATGCCATATTTAAGTGTTTCAGTAGAACTTGAACACCCTGAGCATGCGCCGCTCATTTCTAGTGTAAGTATTCCATCTTCAAAATTGTGATAATTAACAACACCGCCATGACTTGCAACTGCCGGAGCAACATTATCTTCTAGTATTTGTACAATATGTTGTACGATATCTTCGTGGGTACGATCGGTCATAAAATAACTCCTATTAGTATATATAATAACATCTAATAGGAGTTATGTCAAGTATTAATATTAATTAAAGTTTTGCACCTACATCGGTTGCACTCTTTGCCATGTTAGTCACTGAGTTTGCATCAGCTGCTGTTGCTGCGGCACCGTCTGCGGCTGCGCCTGTGACATCATCAACTTCGCTTTGTTTGAATTCAATCTTCTCTTGATCAAAATTTATTACTAATTCTTTTATTCTAGGATCTGCATCGTACATGGCTTTGAATACATCATAGTCAAAGTTTCCCTTGCCTTGATTGCGCATATACTTGTCTAGCTTTTTTATAGATAAAGCGGCCACACCGGCCGCTTTTTGTTGACGTAATAGAGTGTAGATAGCATTGCTATCTACAGCACCTTCGGTTACTTTAGCTTTTTTTTTGATCGTATTACAGATTCACGTTTTTCGCGGCCTGCTTCTGCTTCGCCGCCTGCTGCTGGCTCAGCTGCACCCATGCCGTCATCTACTGGCATCTCAGCATCCATTTCACCGTCTACTGTTGGTTCCATTGATACGTCGTCCACGCCCGGCTCTTCTGCACCCATTGTTTCTGGTGCAGCACTTTCACCTGTAATTAGGCCAACACCGCCAGTTAGAGCAACTCGAGTTATTTCCATTGCTGCATATAGAGACTCAAGTCCAGGCTTAACTGCATTAACAAATGCTTCTGATTGTTCGCTACCCATTTCGTCACGGATGGCATCAGCTAGTTCTAGCATTGATTCAGTTTGCATTTCAGCAGTGTCTTCCATCCAACCAGTTAAACGATCAACCATGTCCTTAGCTGCCATTACTAGTTCTGCTGCATCTTCTGCGCCTTCATTAACTTGCTCAATAGCTTCGTCAATAGCATCGGTAATATTTTCATTACGCTCTGCAATTGCTGCATTTAGTACATCAAGAAACAATTTGTTTTGTTGGTGCTTTCCTTTGGTCGCAACATCAAAACTTTCTGTCGTTTCTGTTTGACTCAACGATGTACGTAATTTGTTACGAGCATCTTGGAGCTGTTCTGTTGTAAAACTGTCAACATTAATCTTTTTGCCAAACTTTTTAGCTAGGCTTTCGTTTAGTTTTGCTGCCGTAGCAGGCTTTGAAAATTCTCTAATTTGCATTGTATCTTCCCGTTAATAGGTATTCTATATTATATTTATCACGAACCGAATATAAACTTATCTAAATTCTCGCGAATGCGTCTTGTTTCAAGAACACTCATATTAAGGCGTGTTTCTCTTATTTCTCTAGTAGCACTATCTTTAGTAGTCTTAATAGTATTCTTATAAAAAATTGCATCTACGTAATGCTTTTGTAACAGCGTATCATATGCTAGTACTTGCGCTGTAATATTTCTACCTGCTGCTAGATTCTTAGCAATAGCAATTGCAGTTGATTTAAACATTGTACGAGCTACTTGTGTATTTTCTTTTGCATCGTAAATCAAATACCCATTAGGACTCTTACGAATTATAATGTGTTTGATTCTAATGCTGTTGCCTTTTGCCACAGGCAATCCGTCATCTTCGAGGCCTTGCTCGATGATTTCTTCTAGATCATTTATTAATTGTTTAGAGTTCATTACGCATCACCATAACATTTCCGTTGTGTAGTACTTTACTTATTACACTCTTTCGAATTAGGTTATTGATAATGACTTGATCTCGCTCAGTGTATGAGCTGAGAGGAGCCGTGTCAAAAGTTTCCAAGAGTTTCTTTTCCTCGTTGGTCATGTATATTTCAAAACTTTTGATCAGCTCGTTTATTTTCATTGTGCTTTTACTGTTACGTTATCGCCCGGCTTAATGCCACGGTCAACTGTGCCTTTAGTTTTTGTATCTAATGTTAAGTTACCACGTTCATCTTTAGCAATAGCGCCAGGCTTGCTTGGATCTTTAGGAACTGTAGTTGTAATTTTTGTTTTAGGATCAATTAAAATGGTTTGTTTGTCATCGTCTTTTTGAATTTGTAAGACTGCATCCATTTCTGATAATATTTCATGTATCTTCATATTCTTTTTCCTTTTGATCCTCTGCGGGCTTTTGGCCGTATTTTTTTAGTACGTCCAGTATTTAACGACTTTAAGCGTAAACTTACTGGATTAGTTCTTTTAGTACGTGAACTTTTAATGCTTAACGCTTTGCCCTTCTTACGTCTAGTAGTTTTGAGTGAGCGAGATGCTTTTACATTTAGGGCTGCTGTACAGGTGCTAGGTTTTGCAACAATACGACCTTTGCGTGTGCCACTAGTGCATCGATACTTTCTAACAGTTTTATTTCCACTTTTACCTAAAATGGTCATAACACCTTCATCTAAAAATAATTCACGCAACAACATGTTAACGGCCTTTATTTCTATTAAGTGCTTGCACTCGTTTACTTGCAGGATTAACTCTTTTAGTTTTTTTAGACTTACGCACTATCCTTGCACCAAGTTTGGCTTTGGTGCGCTTTAATAGCATGCGTTTTTTAATATCAGGTGCTGCAAAACATTGTGCCATCTTAGCAACTACACGGTTCTTACGGGGGCCACTAGAACAACGATACTTACGCACAACCTTTTTACCGGATCGGGCCCAAGTCTGTCCTTCTTCTAATTCTGTTTCTTGATTAAATAGCTCACGTAATAACATATAGTTATTTATCGTGATGTTACGGGTTCATTAAAATAACGATAACAATGGATAGTAAACTGGCAACTACTGTGCCTGCGGTGCCGATTAGTACTTTTGTGATTGACTTCTGACCGTTGATCATGTCGTTGTGTATGTTGTCAATTTTTGTTTCGACTTTGCCTAGGCGACCTTCTAATGCTTCATAGCGTATTGCACATAAGT